CCAAAACAGGACAATTCATTGAAGTGCAAGAACTCCCTGGCACTAAGACCGGTCAGCTCCTTCCATGCCATCAGGTACAGGGTGACAAGCGCCACTGAATTGTCCATAGACGTGGAAGAGTGGCCAGTTGTCAAACCTGTGCCCTTCTTGTAAATGTTGCCAGTGCTAGTGGTGTTTAACAATTGATGTACCACCTGGTCGTAGTTCACATCAATAAGGTCAGCAATAGCAACCTTGTCTTTATGTCCTTCAAAACCCTTCTTACGGACTGCCTTAATGACCTCAACAACAGGGCCAGAGACAGTAGAGTCGAAAGCTGTGAAATCGCCCTCGACATGGATCTGACAACGGGAGTGTCTCTCCCATACCCTACTCATCCAGTAGCCATTGAGCGGCATGCCTATTTTGATGGGTGTCGTCTCCCACGCAAAACGATGGTTAGGGCCATAATTAAATATGGTTGACAATATGTACTGTGATATGGGGGACCCCACCACTGTACGCACCATATTATTTGCCCACTTTCGTTCCGGCAATGCTTCTGCCTTAACAGAAACATGGGCAACAGGCCATATGAGTGATGCATAATGGAAGGTGCGTGCCCACAATCTCTTGAATGGACCTATACCACCAATATGGCTGATGAAAGCCTGTCTCTTATATTTCCTCCTCCCAAAAGGATTGCGCATAAACGAACCAAGGGCATTTTTCTTATCCCACATGGCGATGATATATTTGAATGGTGTCAAACGTGAGTGGCGGAAAATGTCACCAACAAGCAACCACACATCATCAATATTAATCTCTGGCATGTCGTATTTGCGTGAAGAGAAGTAACGTGACAGACTTTCCAATTCATTCTCCTCTGTCATGTACTGCTCAGTGCGTTTATAACACAATGCAGCCACACGCAGTGAGTCGAGATCGGTATCAACCTGAACCTTGAGGTTCTGCAAGCCAGTGGCAAAATCAGAACCACAAAGTATCCACTCCTTGAAAGACCCGATACCATTGACATCGGTTATGTCAGTTGTCAAGTTGGTGTTAATGGGCCAACCAATGGCTTCCATCAATTTGTTGGATTCCTCCAAAATTTCTAAGGAGGGACCACGTGTGAACCGGTTACGAATAAAATTTGGGAGTTGTATGTCATTCACAACCTGCACAAATTGGATGGTGAAAACTCTGAAATGTGCAACAAAACGTGCAGATCCGCCAGCTATTTTGCTTGAATGGTGGCGTTCCACTTCAGTGTTAAGTGCTTCAGCCCAGGCAGTGAAGCTGACAATGATGGCTGTGCAACGCCACAAGAACCATTGACGGAATGTCGATGCATCACTCCAGGAAGATGTTGACACACGCCATGCAAAGACCAGGGTCATCCACAATGCTCTGCCAACAACGGCATTTGGCAAGCACACGACTACTGTCATGGCAACACACCACCACCAAAACATCCTGCACCCAGCAGAAAAGCTTGCTTTGTAAGTGCGTGCTGCAAACACAAACCCAGCCCAAGCAAGAAAGTACGGGGGCACAGCAGGGAAAATGGTTGAGTCGGCAAACACAAGGGCCTTAACCCACAAATGAGAGCCAACCGTCCGCATGCCAGCCTCAGCATGATCTTCAACCTCAGCCCAATCCAAAAGCCACACAGGCAAAGACCCGACTGCGTAGTCAAAACCAGAAGCCAACATAAGCTGGACTGGCCGTTTGAGCACACTACGGTTGACTGTGTGCCCAAAAGAGTCTTCTTTCCATTGTGACCACAAGGCCGCAACTTTGCCAACCACCTTGGCAAGTTCCAATTCAGACTTCACATAATTGGACGCCCACTCCCAGCATGCTGGGAAGGTTAAAGGCAAGAACAAGAGGGACACAAACACCCCATTGGGGAGACATAGCAACAGGCTTGCAACAAGCCAAAACACGATGGCCGGAAGTGCAATACCGACTATCAACAGAAGCAATGGTGCACACAATGCACCCAAACCAACAAGACACTTGGCAGATATGCCGAGGGTTACAATAAACTTATCCATGCTTACCCGTGGGTTTCACCTTGTAGGATCATCAGAGCGTGACTTACATGGTACAGGGCTGTCGCCCTGACACAAAGACTGTGACACATCACCTGGCCATTGGCCTTGCCCCAGAAAAC